TACCTCGGCTGGCGCGACTTCCTGGTGGACCTCGTGCGCTCGGGCAAGCGGTCGCGCCGCTCGCTCCTGCTCGAACTGGACAAGGCGACGGCCGATGACACCGTCACCGTGGAGGCCCTCGACGTGCGAACCGGCGACTTCCGCGAGGTGCTCGGCGACATCGAGCCGGGATCGGTCGCGCTCGTGCTCACCGACCCGCCGTATCCGGCCGAGTATCTGCCGCTCTGGTCCGACCTCGGCAAGTTCGCCACCGTCGCGCTGGCACAGGGCGGATCCCTCGTCGCCTACTGCGGCCAGTCGATCCTGCTCGACGCCGGTGGACGGCTCGAGGAGTACCTGCGCTACTGGTGGACGCTGGCGCTGCTCAATGGCCACGGATCGCAGATGATCCCCGGCAAGTGGGTCTCAGCCGGGTGGAAACCGCTGCTCTGGTTTGTGAAGGACACCCGTCGGGGCCGGGAGATGCTCCCCGACCGGATCGACGGCTCATCGCCCCGTAAGACACTGCCCACGGGTGACGGCGACGACTGGGCCCAGGGGCTGGCCGAGCTCGAGCCGATCATCTCGGCCCTGACCGTGCCGGGCGACCTCATCGTGGACCCGTTCGCCGGCAGCGGCACGGTCGGCCTGGCGGCCGAGCGGTTTCACCGCCGGTTCATCGGGGCCGACCTGTGACGACTGAACAGTGGTTGCCACCGAGCCGCCGGCCCGACAATGAGGCGGCCGGCTGGCTTGGCTACTACTGCCGCTGTCATCTGCCGCGCGTGTTCGATCTCGTTGACGCCGATGGTGTGGTCCCGGTGGTCTGGCACTACTTGAAGGCCGAAACGCATACCTACCGGTTGTTCGAGGAGAAACCGTCCGGTCAGGTGCTCCACCCGAGCCAGGAACGGACATTCCGGCACCTCGTGGCCGGCCTGGGGCTGTCGGTCTACGTCATCCATAACGCCGAGTGGCTCGGCGTCCCGCGATTCCCGATCGAGGTGACCCGGCTCGGGTCACCCGACCAACATCGGACCTTCGGACGGCCCCAGTTCGACAACTGGATGCGCGACGGGCTCTGCCCGCTCGATCCAGCCGAGGCCGAGCGGTGGAGCACCCGTATCGAAGAAGAAGACGCCCTACTCGATGAGTCCCGAGCTGACCGGGAATGGGCGGCCTTCCAGGCATGGTGCGACGAACACCCCGACGAGCTCGGCCGCCCGTTCTCGTGAGCCTCCGGGCCACCCGCCACATGGTCGCCCTGCGCCACGAGGGCAAGCTGCCCGGCGGCGCCCGCCTGCTCGTGCTCCTCGTGCTGGCCGACTGGGCCCGCCAGGACACGGGCCTTGCCCGGGTGTCCTTCCGTGAGCTCGCCGACCTCTGCGGCGTCCATACCAACACCGTGAACCGGGCCCTCGACGACGGCTACCGGGTCGGCGCCCTGGCCCTCGTCGAGCGGGGCAAGCGGGGCCGGGCGAGCACCTACCTCTGCCCGCCGAATCCTGTGGATAACTCCGAGCCGGGCGACCCCGATGTGCGCGCCTCATGCGCGCAAGGATGCGCGCAAGTAGCGCGCATGGAGTCACCTTCGAGCGCGCACCATGCGCGCACTCCCTATCCGAGAATTACCGAGAGCAAAGAGAGCCCACCGCCGGCTGTCCCCAAGGGGCCAGCGGCGGGCTCTTTTGCCAGCCGAGAGCGCACCCCCTACGGCGACCGGATCCCCGAGCGCGACCGGCCGGCCAACGCGGCCGCTTGGCTGGCGACACTGCCCCCCGACGCCGACGACTACGACGCCCGGGAGTCGGCGACCCTGTCGTGGCCCCATGACCCCGACATGCGGGCCCACGCCCTCGATGTCTGGGCGAGCGAGCACGCCCGATGACCCGGCCCACCGTCGGGTCACTCTGCACCGGCATCGGCGGGATCGACCTCGGCCTGGAGCGGGCCGGGTTCGAGATCCGCTGGCAGTGCGAGATCGACCCCTACTGCCGCAAGGTGCTGGCCCGGCACTGGCCCGGTGTGCCCTGCCATCCCGACGTGGAGGACCTGCCCTGTGACCTGGGACCAGTTGACCTTGTGGCCGCCGGATACCCCTGCCAGCCCTTCAGCCTCGCCGGGACCAGAGCCGGCGACGGCCATGAGCACTACCTCTGGCCCGCCATCGTCGGCGCCCTTCGCATGGTTCGACCCGGCCACGTCCTGCTGGAGAATGTCCCAGGGCACCTTTCCCTGGGCTGGGACCGGGTCCTCGGTGACCTGGCCGCGCTGGGGTATGACGTGGAATGGACGTGCATACCGGCGGCCGCCGTTGGTGCGCCTCACCTTCGCTGGCGGCTGTTCGCTATTGCACACGCCAACGGCGACAGCGAATCAAGCGTGCCCGTCAATGCGTTCTCGGGACGCGGGGTCGTGGTTTCCGACACCGACCGCGACGGAGTACGGGAACAACCAGTCACCGAGCTCGGGTGCAGCGGTGCGACCGTCTTTGCAGACAATGGCGAGGAGTGGGCTTTGGCCGACGCCGTCGGCGCGGGACTGGCGATCATGCGGCGCGAGCCCCGAAACGATGGCGAGGAATGCCCGACCACTAAACGAGACGGTGACGGGCGGCGACACTGGGAGTCTGAACCCGCCGTGGGTCGAGTGGCTAATGGGGTTCCCAATCGGCTGGACAGAATGCGAACCCTTGGCAACGCGGTAGTGCCACAGGTGGCCGAGCTCGTCGGCCGTCACCTGCTGGCCCACCTCGACCGGGTGGCCCGGTGACCCACGTCACGCTCTCCACCCGGCCCCACCTCGACGCCCCCTACGCCGTGGCCCAGACGGTCACCCCCACCGACTGCCCCGGCGTCTACGTCGACTGGACCGGGGTACGGCCGGCGCTGCGGTTCGTCTACGGCTGGATGGCCGGCGAAGGGCCGAGCGTCTGGGCCGTGGTCGGCCGCGACCACTGGCTGGAGCGCGTGGCCTGGCTCGGCGACGGGCCGTATGTGGCGATCACCGGCAACGAGCGCCTCCGCTTCGAGGTGGACGGGTGAGACGACGTCAGACCCCACCACGTCACCCGGTCACCGGCCGATTCCTCGCCTTCGACTGCGAGGTCGACTGTCTCGAACACTGCGCCGGCCTCTGCGGCGCCGTTCTCGTCACCGACGAGGACCTCGATCTCGGCCCGGGCGCGGGCCTAGCGAAAGGAGCCTCTCCGTGGAATATCTGCAACGGGCCGGATCCGTCACTCCCTCGACGGTACGACGCCGGCCACCCGCGCCCGGGCCGCGAACCATGACCAACGCCACCGACACCGACCTGCGTCTGCGCCTCGTGCTGGGCTCGGTGCTGTCACGGCTGCGCCTGCGCGGTATCGCCCACCGTTGGATGCTCGACGCCATATCGGGCGCACTGGACGACGCCGGCATCCGGGCGCTCGTCGTCGACCTCGACGCCTTCGATCGCAGCGGCGGCGCCAAGCGCGCGCCGAGGCGCTGCCCGGTGCGCGACCGTGACGGCGGCTACGAGGTCTACGAGGTGCGCTGGTTCAGCCGGCTCGAACAGACCGACGCTGGGTAGAGTCCAGGTCATGGGCGATACCGTCATGCTGCGCCGGTTCCTGGTGGTCTGTGCCGCCGTCGCTGCCATCGTGCTGGGCGTCGTGGTCCTGGTCGGTGCGCCCACCAACAGCCTCGACCTGTTGGCCGGTGCCGGTATCGCCAGTGGCGCTGGTCTGTTGGTCCTGCTCATCTAGTCATGACCACACCGCCAGACCCGCGGTACAACACCACGGCCTGGCGCAAGGTGCGCCTGTTGGTGCTCGACCGGGATCGTGGACTGTGCCAGATGCACGGTCGCAAGTGCACGAGGTACGCCACCCAGGTGGACCACGTCGTGGCCATCGAGGACGGTGGGGCGTTCTATGACGTGGCCAACCTGCGTGCTGCGTGTCGCACCTGCAACGCCGGCGCCGGGTCGACGGTGCGTGAGCGCAAGCGCTACCGCGACAGCGTGGCCCGCTATGCCACCCGGTTCTAGACACCGGGTGGACTGACCATGGTGGCCACCACTGACGACACTGACGACACCACCCATGCGCGCGCTGACTGACCTCTCGACCTCGTCGACCTCGTCGCCGCCGCCACCCCGGGCGCGCCGCGCCGTCGGCACCCCCCCGCGTTTTTTGGTGGGGCCATGCGCCTACATCCGCCAATGCCTCAATATTTGCGCTCTGTTCGCCCAGGTCAGAGCGGTTAGGCAGGGTTGGTGAGTGATCGGCGCCACCATGGCCGCGTTGAGGTGGGACTCGATGCCGATCTCCTCGACCGCCGCGATATCCAGCGCTCCGAGCGCTCGGCGCTGCGCTCCCAGGCCCACGCCGTGGACCTGGCCGAGGCCAGCGGCGACCCCGAGCAGATCACGAGGGCGAATCTCGGCTACCTCGAACTGCGCCGGGCGGCGGGGCTGACGGCCGGTGGGTCCAAGCCCGTCGACGCTTTCGACGAGCTCCTGGCCGAGCTCTCTCGGCCCGGCGCCGGTTCGAGCGACCGCCCGCAGCCCTGACCGGCGCACCTTCGGCGGGGCCGTGGCCAAGCTGGCCGAGGCCTACGGCCGGCCGCCCATGCCGTGGCAGCGTTACACCCTCGATGTAGCACTGGAGGTCGACGAGCGGGGTCGATTCTGCTACCAGCTCGTCATCGTCACCGTGCCCCGCCAGTCGGGCAAGACGACCCTGTTCGGCGCCGTCCTCGACCACCGGGCCCTCGTCATGCCCCTGGCCCGGTGCTGGTTCACCCAGCAGTCGGGCAAGCACGCCACCGACTGGCTCATCAACGAGCATTGGCCGCTGCTCGCCCCGTTCGTGCCCAACGTCCACCTCCGGCGCGCCGCGGGGTCCGAGCACATCAAGTGGCTGCGCTCGGGCGGCCTCGTGCGCCCGTTCCCACCCACGCCCGACGGCCTGCACGGCAAGGTCAGCGATCTCGTCGTGGTCGACGAGCCCTGGGCCTTCGACCAGGTCCGGGGCACCGAGCTCGACCAGGCCATCGTGCCGACCATGGCCACCAAGCCCAACGGCCAGGTCTTCAAGGTGTCCACGGCCGGCGATGCGACCTCGACGTGGTGGCTGGGCACGGTCGAGGCCGGCCGGGCCGCCGTCGCCGCCGGGAGGACCGAGGGCGTGGCCTACTTCGAGTGGTCCTGCCCCGACGGGCTCGACCCGACCGCCCCGGACTCCTGGCCGCTCTACCATCCGGCCTACGGGCTGACCATCGGCCCCGAGGCCATGGCCGCCGCCCTGGAGATGCTCGGGCCCGATGAGTTCGCCCGGGCCTACGGCAACCGCTGGGTCTCGACGGTGGCCCGGGTCATCCCGATCGGGGCCTGGCGGGCCGCCGCCGAGGACGGCGCCCCGCTCCCAGGCCCCGGAGAGGTGGCCTTGGCCTTCGACGTGGCCGTGGACCGCTCCGACGCGGCGATCGTGGCCGGGTGGCGTGACGAGGCCTCTACGGGCCACCTGGAGGTCGCAGAGCACCGGCCCGGCGTCGGCTGGCTGCCCGAGCGACTGGCCGAGCTCGTCGAGAAATGGCGGCCGTCGGTGGTCGCCTACGACAAGGCCGGGCCGGCCCTCGACATCGCCGACGTGCTCACCCGCGGCGGCATGGCCCTGGAGGGCCTCGGGCCGAGGGACTACGCCGCCGCCTGCGCCGGGTTCTTGGAGGCCCTCGTGGCCGAGCCGCCCACCGTCCGGGTGCGCCGCCACGAGGCCCTCGACGCCGCCGCCGCCGGGGCGGCCCGCCGGGCCCTCGGCGACGCCTGGGCCTGGGGCCGGCGCCAGTCGGGCGGCTCGATCGCCCCGCTCACGGCGGCCACGGTGGCGCTCTGGGCCGCCGACCACGCCCCGGCGTCGCTCGGTGACTTTCGCATCTATTGATGCCGACCCGTGACCTGTCAAACTGGGGCGCGTCGTGACGGTCGTGTCTGCCGCCCAGGTCGTACCCCGGGCCAGTCTGCGGGACAGTGGCCTCGTGCCGCCTCCGGGCACCATCGGCGGCGGCACCTGGGGCATCCCCGGGCCCTACGTCTGGGACGCCACCACGGCCCGCCAGATCCCATCTGTCGGCCGCTGCCTCGGCCTGTACGGCGGCATGGTCAAGCAGATGCCGATGAACTGCTACCGGGGCGGCCAGCCGCTGCCCCGGCCCCGCCTGTTGGCCCGGCCCGACCCGACGCGGGGCGGCCCGTGGTTCGTCCAGGTGTCGGTCGAGGACTACCTGCTCAACGGCAACGCCATTTCACAGGTCACGGCCCGCGACGTGAACGGCTGGCCGCTGGCCATGGTCTGGTGGCCGGCCTCGTGGGTCTACATCTCGTGGATGCCGCCCGACCCCAACAACGTCGAATACTGGCTGCTCGGCACCAAGATGAGGACCGAGGACGTGGTCCACGTCCGGCGCGGGGCCGACCGCTGGTATCCGGTGCGCGGTACCGGCGTGGTCGAGGAGAATCTGGGCACGCTCAACCGGGTGGCGGCCGAGGAGATGTACGAGGCCTCGGCCCTGTCCAACGGCGCCGTGCCCTCGGTCGCCATCATCACGCCCCAGGCCACCCTGACCCAGGACGTGGCCGACGACGCCAAGGCCAACTGGATCACCAAGTTCGGCGGGCCCAACCGTGAGCCCGCCGTCCTGCCCAACGGCACCGTGGTCCAGCCGCTGGCCTGGTCGCCGTCGGACGCCCAGCTCACCGAGGCCCGCCGCATGTCGCTGACCGACGTGGCCAATATGTTCAACCTCGACGGCTACTGGCTCGGGGCCCCGGTGGCCGGCATGACCTACCGCACGGCCGGCCCGCAGTATCAGCAGATTCTGCGGACCTCCCTCGAACCGGTGCTGGCCGACTTCGAGGATGTCTGGAGCGACGCCTGGCTGCCCCGGGGCCAGTCGGTGCACTTCGACCGTAACCAGCTGCTCCGTGACGACCTGACCACGACGGCCGCGGCCATGGCCACGCTCGTCGGCGCCGGCATCATCGCCCCGGCCGAGGCCCGGGCCTACATGGACCTGCCGACGGCCCAGGGCGACCTGCTCGCCGTCGCGCCTTCGATCGACCCCGGACCGGACCCGGCCGGCACCGTGCCGCCGGCGCTAGGAGGAGGCCCGAGCCCACCATGAGAACCTTCGAGGCCACGGCGGCCAACCCCGGACCCGACGGCAACGCCGAGCAGCACCCGGCCTACCGCTCGACCTTCGCCCTGCGAGACAGCGGCCGGGTGGGGCATCACTACCTGGAGGGCCGCGCCGTGCCCTATGACACCCCGGCCAATGTCGGGTGGTTCATGGAGGCCCACGCCTTTAAGTCCCTGGAGCGCTCGACCCGCGGCGGCACGGCCCGCCAGTTGCCCTTGTTGCTGTTCCATGACAACCGCTCGTGGCCGGCCGGGCACGCCGAGCAGTGGACGCACGAGGCCGACGGCCTCCACGGCGTCTGGCGCCTCAACGACACGCCCGAGGCCCAACAGGCGGCCGAGCTCGCCGCCGCCGGTGACCTGACCGGGCTCTCGATCGGGTTCCAACCCATCCGCTCGCAGTGGGAGATGCTCGACCAGGGCGACTGGGATCCCGACGCCGGGCCCGACCACATGGACCGGGTCACCCGGCTCGAATCTCGCCTGCTCGAAGTGTCACTGACGCCGACGCCGGTCTTCGCCGATGCCGAGGTGACCATGGTGCGCCACGCCCGGCGCACCTATTCGGCCACCGACCGGCGCACCTGGCTCGGCGGCACGGGCACGCCCGAGCTGGATCACTGGCGGCGCTTGACCGCTGACTTACACTCGCGATAGCGAAGCACGCGGCCAGCCCCGCCGCTCGTCCCCGGCCCTCGGCCCGGGTGCCGACCAGGTCGGCCCCACCCGGAGGCCACGACGAGGACACGCCGGCGCCAGCACCTGAGCGCCCGAAGTGTCGATGCGACCCGGAGGTCTGACCCGTGAATCCTGTCCTGGTGTCCCTGCACGAGCAGCGCGAGACCCAACTGGCCAACATGGACGCCCTGTTGGCCCAGGTGGCGGCCGACGGCCGTGACCTCGTCGAGGCCGAGCGCAAGCTGCTCGAAGCGTGCCGCCAACGGGTGGCCGAGCTCGACGAGCAGATAGAGCCGCTGGAGGCCATCGAGGCCCTGCGCGGGACCCACGCCGACACCCTGGCCGCCCTGCCGCGCGCCGAGCGCCTGGCCGCCACGCCCCGGCGGGCCGACGGCGGCGAGCGCGCCCCCGTCTACCGCTCGGCCGGCGCCTTCCTGGTCGACTACCTGGCCGCCCGCGGGATCTCCGACCGTGGCGTGCCCGACCGTGAGGCCGAGGCCCGCCTGGCCCAGACCCGGGCCGTGGCCGACCAGAAGACGACCGACACGACGGGCATCCTGCCGACGCCGATCGTCGGCCAGGTGGTCAACCTCATCGACGCCAACCGGCCGTTCGTCTCCTCGCTCGGCGGGGCCAAGGCCCTGGCCGGCATCCCCGGGGCCACCTTCACCCGCCCGAAGATCACGACCCACACGACCGTCGGCCAACAGGTGCCGGCCGGCGGGGCCGGGGAGAAGACCCAGCTACCCAGCCAGAAGATGACCATCTCGCCGGTGTCCTTCGCCAAGAACACCTACGGCGGCACGGTCGACATCAGCCGCCAGGACATCGACTGGACGAGCCCGAGCGCCTGGGACATCTTGGTGCGCGACCTGGCCAACGTCTACGCCGTCCAGACCGAGACGGCGGCCTCGGCCGCCTTCAAGGCGGCGAGCACGGCGACGCCGGTGGTCGTGGCGACCAACGACCTCAAGGGTTGGACGCTGGCCCTCTACACCGCGGCCATGCACAGCTACCAGGCCGGGTTCATGATGCCCGACCGGATCTGGTGCAGCCTCGATGTCTGGGCCGCGCTGGGTTCATTGGTCGACGTGGCCCGGGTCGTGTTCCCGGCCGACAGCGCCGTCGGCGGCGACGCCATGGACGGCATGGACGCCGGCGGGGCCAGCCTGGCCAACTTCCGCGGCGACATCCTCGGCCTGCCCCGAATCGTCGTGCCGACCTTCGCCGCCGGGACGTGCATCGTCGGGCCCTCGGGCCTCTTCGAGGTCTACGAGGAGGTCATCGGGCTGCTCAGCGTCATCGAGCCCAGCATCCTCGGCGTCCAGGTCGCCTACGGCGGCTACCTGGCCTGGGGCACGCTGGCCGGCGGGGCGTTCGTGTCGCTGACGCCACCGGCCGGGATGCCGACCATGGCCGAGCTCGACGGCGACGCTCCGGCCGAGGCACCGGCCGACGAGACCCCGCCCGAGGTCAGCGGCGGCTCGGGTCCCTTGCCGGCCAAGAGGGCGGCCAGTCCGAAGTGACCTGGACGCTCAAACCTCGCGGCTCGTGGGGTGAGGCGACCTCGTCGGCACCGGCAACCGACTTCCCGGCAGCGCTGGCGCTGCCGGGGAGTTGGCACTGGTATCCGGGCGGCACGACGTTGTTGGTCCGTAAGGACCAGTGGGCCACGCTGGGCGCCATCCCGGGCGTGGACTCGATCGTGCCCAACGGCGGGCCGGTGGCCGGCGGTACCGGGGTCACCATCAACGGGGAAGGGCTGACCGGCTCGACCGGCGTGACCTTCGGCGGCACGGCGGCCACCGGGTTTCTGGTCAACGCCGACAACCGGATCACCTGTATCGCCCCGGCCCACGCCGCCGGCGCCGTCGCCGTCGTCGTGCTCAATCCGCGGGGCAACGTGACCGTCAACAACGGGTTCACCTACTCGTAATGGCCGCCTGGCCGCAGTTGAAAGAGGTCCGGGCGTTGCTGCGCCTCCAGCCCGACCCGGTCGAGGACGGGTTCATCGCCTCGGCGCTGGCCGCGGCCATCGACTACGGCAACCGGAGGACGAACTACCAGTGGCCGCCCTCGGGGTTTCCTCCCGACCCCGGGGTGCGGTCATCCCTCGACACCGACCCGCTCGACCTGCCCGACGCCGTACACGAGGCCTGCCTGTTTCACGCGGCGCGCCTCTACCGTCGCCGCGACACGATCGACGGCACGATCGGGTTCGGTGACGCCGGCGTCGTGCGGGTCGGGCGTTACGACGCCGACATCGAGGCCCTCTATTCGAGCGTCGGGCCGCTCGTGTTCGGGTGAGCTGGGACCGCCCGGCCGTGGCCGCCGCCCTCGCCCAGGTGTTGACCGACGCCGTGGCCGCCGCCGATCTGGCCGTGACCGTCTTCAAGGCGCCACCGCTCACGCTCAACGCCCCGGCCCTCGTGGTCGGGTTCCCGGCCACCGTCGCCTACCACGTCCCGGCGTTCAGCGTCGACCTGGCCACCATCGTGGTGACGGCCATGGCCGGCATCGACGACCCCGACACGGCCGACCAACTGACCACACTGGCCCGAGAGGCCATCGAGGCCGACTCGTCACTCGGCGGCGTCGTGCCGGTGGCCAAGCCCGTCGAGCAGCGCAACTGGCGCGGCCTCAACGTCGGCGGGAGCGATTTCCTCGCTGTTGACCTAGCCGTAGAGATCCACGCATGAAAGGGACATGACCGATGGCCGACCCCGTAGCCGCAGTGACAACGCCGGTCATGATGACCGACACCTACGTCGAGCTGGAGGCGATCAACCTCAAGTGCTTGTGCATGTCGGTCAAGCTGCAGGCCGAGAACAAGCCCATCGAACAGATCACGTTCTGCGGCGTGCAGGATTATCCGGGCCCGGTGAAGTGGCACCTGGTCATGAAGCTGGCCCAGACCTTCGACGCCGGCGGCACCGACGCCGCCCTGCAGCTCGCCATCAACAACTACGCCGCCAACGGGGCCCCGGCGCCGTTCAAAGTGCGCCCGTTCGGGTCGCGCCCGGCCGCCACCAACAATCCCGAGTTCACCGGGTTCGCCATCCCCCAGCCTTACGACATCTTCGGTGGCGACGCCGGAGCGGCCTCCGAGGTCGACGTGGACTGGATCCTCACCGCGCCACCGGTGCGGGGCACCGGCGCCGCCATCCCGGCCACCGGGGCCTCGGCCGGCACGCCGGGCCAGTTCTCCCCGGCCGGGTGCACCGTCCCGGCCAACCTGGCCGGCCTGTCCGGCGTCACGGCCAGCCCGACGACGACGTGGGGCGCCGGCCAGTACGTCGTGACGGCCGACCTGTTGGCCGCCAACTGGAACGGCACGGCCTGGGTCGCCGGCAAGCACCCGTGAGCGAACCCGTCGTCGGCATCGTCGGCATGGCCGCGCTGCGGCGCGACCTGGCCCGTATGGCCACCGACGAGTCGGGCCCGCTCTACGCCGCCCTCAAGCAGGCCGGCACCGAGGCCATCCAGCCGATCATCGAGGCGGCCCGCTCGGCCATCCCGGCCAGCGACCGGGCCAGCGCCGAGGGCCGCGGCAAGCTGGCCGCCTCGGTGCGCGGCTCGGGCACCCGCACCGGGGCCACCGTCCGCATGGGCTCGGCCGCCGTGCCCTACGCCGGCTGGATGGAGTTCGGCGGGACCCGGCGCTCTCCGCACCGGTCCTTCCGCGAGATCGTCCACACCGGGCGGTACCTGTACCCGGCGGCCCGGGGCCTGGAGGGCCGGGCGGCCGAGAGCTACTCCTACGCCCTCGGCCGGATCTTCGCCAGTGCCGGCGTCTGGACCAACACCACGAGCGACCCGGGAGCGATCCATGACTGACAACGGCGACCCCATCTACGACGACGAGCCGGTCGTCATCTCGGCCACCGGGTTCGCCATGCGGATCTCGGCCGACGGGTTGCGGGCGCTCAAGAAGGGCTCGGGCCACACCATGACCGAGCTACTCTCCGACGAGGACGACGAGGTAAGTCGGTTGCAGGTGCTCGCCTTCGCCGAGCTCTACCGGCGCCTGGCCCCGCTCGGCCACCTGCCCGACGCGGCCGAGCTCTGGGCCCGGGCCGGCCAGGTCGAGCTCGACCTGGAATCGCCGGCACCGGACCCTACGCCCAGCGGGCCCTCGACGGGCTCGCCACCTTCTGCCGATATTGGCGCATGAGCCCGGCCGAGGTGGACGCCCTCGACCCCGAGGTGTACGCCGCGTTCATCCGCTACATGGTGCGTGAGGCGCGCGAGATCGAGCGCGCCAACAAGCGGCGGTAAGCCATGGCCGGCCCGTCGATCGTCGTCCGGGTCTTCGGTGACCTGAAGGCCCTGGCGTCGTCCTTCAGCGACGGCGCCAAGACGGCCCAGTCCGGCGCGGCCGGGATCAAGTCGGCGTTCTCCTCGGTCCTCGGCCAGCTCAACCAGGCCGGCGTGCTCGGCCCGTTCGGCGACCAGATCCAGAGCGTCTCCAACGCCCTGGACGGCGTGGCCAAGAAGGGCGGCAGCTTCAGCACCAAGCTGCTCGGCACCGGGTCGGCCCTGACCGCCGTCGGCCTCGCCTTCACGGCTATGGGCGCCTCGGGCAAGCAGGCCACCCAGCAGCTCGACGCGGCGATCACCAACAGCGGGCACAACGCCGGGACCTACAAGGACCGCATCGACGCCGCCGTCAAGAGCCAGGAGAAGTTCGGCAACACCGCCGTGCAGACCAAGGGCGCGCTGCAGATCCTCACCCAGGCCACCGGCGACCCGGCCAAGGCCCTGCAATACCTGGGCACGGCGTCGGACCTCGCCGCGGCCAAGCACGAGGACCTGACCACGGCGGCCGGGCAGCTCGGCAAGGCCTACAACGGGGCCGGCCGGATCCTGAAGGACTTCGGCATCACGGCCCTGCCCAAGGCGGCGGCGGCCCAGAAGGCCCTGACCTCGGCGACCAAGGAGGCGGTCAGCGCCGACAGCGGGCTGGCCACGGCCAAGCAGAAGCTGTCGGACCTCCAGGCCATCGACGCCACCAAGGGCCCGCTGACCCTGCAACAGCAGTTCGCCCTGCGCGACGCCCAGAAGGCGGTGACCGACGCCACCGACAAGGCCACGTCGGCGCACGCCAAGGTGCGGGCGGCCCAGGATCTGGCGGCCACGGCATCCAAGTCACAGGGCAAGACGCTCGACGAGCTCGGGGCCAAGTTGAAGGGCCAGGCGGCGGCGGGCGCCGATTCGTTCACCGGCAAGATGCGCGACCTGCGGGCCAAGGTCACCGACGCGGCCGAATCGTTCGGCCAGAAGTTCGGGCCGGCCCTCGCCGGGGCCGGTGCGGCCATGACCGGACTGGCCACCGTCGGCAAGATCGCCAGGGGCGTCAAGGACTTCGCCGAGGGCGAGAAGGTGGCCGCCGCGGCCACGAGGATCGCCACCACGGCCCAGTGGCTGCTGAACGTGGCCATGGACGCCAACCCGGTCGTGCTCATCGCCCTGGCCATCGTCGGCCTCGTGGCGATCATCGTGCTGCTGGCCATCAAGTTCAAGGCCGTGCGCGTGGTCATCGAGGACGTGGCCAAGTTCATCAAGACGGTCGCCGTCGATGCCTTCCACGGCCTCGATGCGGCGGTCAAGGCCGTCTGGAACTGGATCAAGCAGAACTGGATGCTCATCGTCGGGTTCTTCCTAGGCCCGATCGCCCTTATCGCCGCCGCCTTCTTGAAGTGGCACGACCAGATCATCGGGTTCTTCACCAAGCTGCCCGGCGAGATCCTGAAAGCCCTCGGCGCGCTGGGCAAGCTGCTGGAGCAGGCCGGCAAGGATCTCCTACAAGGGCTCTGGAACGGCATCCAGTTCATCTGGAACACGGTGGGGCCTTGGCTGGCCGGGCTGGCCGTGCGGATCCTCACCACCATCGGATCGCTGCTCGGTACCCTGCTCGGCGCCGGGCGCGACCTGCTCCAGGGCCTGTGGAACGGGATCGTCAATATCTGGACCACGGTGTCGGGCTGGTTGGCCGGGACGGCCGGGCGCATCGTCGGCGCCGTGGGCGACCTGCTCGGCACGCTGTTCAACGCCGGCTGGAATCTCATCAAGGGGTTCTGGAACGGCATCGGCAACATCTGGTCGGCCGTCTGGGGCTGGTTGAGCGGGCTGGGCGACCGGGCCCTGCACGCCATCCCCGAGATGGCCGGGTTCCTGGTGCACGCCGGCGAGCAGCTCATCCACGGGTTCATCAACGGCATAAAGAACGTGGGCGGCGACATCGGCGGGGCCATCGTCGATGTCGTCAAGAACGGCGCCAGTGGCCTGCTGCACTTCCTGCACATCACGAGCCCCTCGAAACTGTTCATGGGCTACGGCCAACAGACCATGCAGGGCTACGCCGACGGCCTCTCGTCGATGTCCGACACCGTGGCCAGTGCCATGACCAACGCCATCCCGACGCCGGCCAGCGTGGCCGGGGCCTTCGGCGTCCCCTCGGTGCCCGGTGCGGCCGGCCCCGGGGCGGCCATCCTCGGCGGCGGGCGCTCGGGCCCGGCCGTCGTCGTCCAGACGGCCAACTTCAACAGCGACATCGACGTGGATTCGTTCATGCGCCGGGTGGCCTGGGTGTCCTCGACCAGGGGCATGTAGTGGTCTGTGTCCGCACGGCCTGGCTCGAGTACCCCGGCGGCCCGACCGTCTACCTGGAGAACGCCGCCCTCGGCTACTTCTGCTCGTCGCTCGACCTCGGGATGGGCGCGCCCCGCGAGGTCATCGACAACAAGCCCGACCGCGACGGGGCCGACGACCGGACCCAGTTCATGGGGCCGCGCACGGTGACGGTCGCCATTACGGCCATCCTCGGCGCCGGGGCGAGGGTCGACGACGTGGCCACCTCGTTCTCGCCGTTCATGGTGCCGTCGGTGCGCTCGAATCTGCACTACGTCCTCGACCGGGGCACCAACCCCGAGCGGGTCATCTCGGGCCTGCGGGTCGCCAACTACGACTGGCCCGTCGTCGGCCCCGACACCCGCGACATTGCCCTGCAGTGGATCGCCAGCGATCCGGTGGCCCGGGATCCGGCGGTGAAGGTGGTCACCTCATGGGCCGGCGTGTCGGGCGGCGGCGCCGGGCGCACCTATCCGCTCAACCCGCCGCGGGTCTACCCGACCAGCGGCGGCGGCTCGGTGTCGGGCGTCATCCACCCGGCCGGCGACCTGGGCGCGCTGCCCGTGCTCGACATCTACGGCCCGGTCACCTCGGCCGTCGTCACGGTGAGCAACCAGCCCTATCCGGGCGGCGGTTTCTACAGCAACCAGGTGAAGACGGTCACCGGCTACGTCATCCCGGCCGGCCATTTCCTGCGGGTCGATACGTCCTCGAAGGACGTTTGGTACGACGGCGACCACCAGCAGCCCTCGGGTAGTGCCATCGACTGGCAGTCCTGGCTGTTCCCACCGCTCACCCCGGGCACCGACCACCTGCTCCAGCTGGCGGGCAGCACGACGACCTCAAGCACTCAGGTGCAGGCGACCTGGCAGGACGGCTACCTCGTATGACGATCACCGCCCTCCAGGGCCCGCAGACCACCGGGCTGCTCCCCGGCCAGGGCCGCTGGTTCCTGACGCTGCACCAACGTCTGTTGTCGCTCGCCCCGTTCAACCGCACGGCCATCATCGAGCTCGACGGGGCCCACGGGCGCCAGTTAACCCAGGCCTGGAACACCCCGGCCGTGCTGCAGTTCTCGATCGACGGGCGCAGCCAAGCCGCGGCCTATATCCAAGAGCTGACGACCGAGGTCGTGGCCTGGCGCCGGGCCGAGTACGGCGGCAACGCCGTGCCCTACTTCCGGGGCACGGTGGCCCAGACCGAGGACGAGATATCGGCCGACCGTCACACCGTCACTGTGACGTGTCACGACGCCATGGCCACGCTCATGCGCCGCTACCTCATCGGCACCAGCCCGGTGATGTATACCAATGTCGACCAGGACGACATCGTCAGTGCCCTCGTGGCCGCGGCGTCATCGATGGCGGCGCCGTTCAACAACACCAGCTTCCTGCCGGTGCAGGTGGCCCTGTTCAACCAGCAGGGCGGGTTCCGGGGCAAGAGCGGCCAGATCCGCACCCGCACCTACTTCGGCGGCCAGTCGATCGGCCAGGCCATCGACGACCTCTCACGGGTCCAGGGCGGGTTCGACTGGGCCGTCGTGCCCGAGGCCGACAACGGCGTCGACTGGCTGTACGTCTTCTACCCCTACGCCTCGAACAGTCTCACGACGGTGCTGCAGTACGGCTCGACGGTGTCGGCGCTGACCCGCACCGTCAACAGCGCCGACTATGCCAACTACTACCGCTCGATGGGCAACAACGGCCAGAGCGACCCGACCCTGCCCCAGCTCGTCGGCTCGGCCTGGAACACCGACGCCACCGACGCCACCCACGGCATCGGCCTGTGGCAGGCCACCGACGACGCCAGCGACGTGACCATCGCCCAGACCCTGACCGACACGGCCAACGGCGACCTGCTCCTCAACGGCCAGCTGGTCCCGGCCTACACCCTGACGCTGCGCCCCGGCGTCTACCAATGGGGCAAGACCGTGCGCCCGATCAATATCGGCGACGCCCTCCAGCTCGTCATCCAGTCGGGCCGGCTGAATGTCAGCACGACGGTGCGGGTCCTCGGCCTCGTCTTCGACATCGGCGACGACGGCGAGGAGAACGTCGAGGTGACCGTCGGCCGCCCGACCCGCAACCTGGCCGACCTGCTCTGGGAGCAGAACCAGGCCATCCAGGCCCTCAACCGGAGGTGAACCCGTGAGCCGATACACGCCGCTCTGGCTGCAACAAGGCTCGTACGCGGCCAGCGTCGACCGCCGCCTGATCGCCGCCCTCTGGCCGGCCGCGGCCATGAACGGCGGCGCCGTGAGCCCGGGCACGGCCATGGCCGTCAATATCGCTCCGGGCTACGTCGCTATCCCGGTCCAGTCGGGCGCCACGACGGCGCTCTGCGCCTGGGACGCCGTCGAGTCGGTGGCGCTGAACCCGGCGCCCGGGGCGGGCCTCAACCGTATCGACGTGATCTACGCCCAGGCCCGGGGCAACGACATCGACAGCGGCTCGAACAACGATTTCATCTTTAACGTGCTGACCGGCACGGCGGCGGCCTCGCCGGTCGCCCCGTCGCCCTTGCCCAACAACAGCGTCGCCGTGGCCCAGGTGTTCGTGCCGGCCCAGTCGGCCAACGTCACCGCGGCCAATATCACCCAGTCGCACCTGCCGAGCGCCGCCGTGCCGCCGGCGGGCGTGCCGGCCGGGCGGATCGTGCCCACCACGCAGACGGTGCTGGCGACGGGGGCGACGGGTGGCATCGACCTCTCGACCACCGACTACCTCTACGGGGGCATGGTCCGCACGGCATCGACCCTCGTCGTCCCGGTGGCCGGCATCTACCGCGTGGCCTGTTCGCTGGCCTGGCAGATTTCCAATGGCCAGGTGCCGGCCAGCCAGTTCTCGTTCACGTTGTTGTTCAAGAATGGCGCCGCAGCGCGTCAGTGGGCCGCTTTCACCAACTGGACCACCTGGCTCGAATGCTCGGGTGCCGATGACATCAAGTGCAACGCCGGCGATGCGCTGGGGATGTCGGGGTTGCAAAACACGGGCGGGGCTGCCGGCAGCTTCCCCCTGGCCGACCGCACGTTCCTCTCGGCTCACCTGATCTCGACCGGACCCTAGAAAGGACCACCACCGTGACCCACTTCAACAACGACCCCGAGCCCGCACCCGAGCCGGCCCCCGAGCCCGAGACCGAGCCCAGCCACGAGCCAATCGCCGAGCCCGAGCCCGACACCGAAGGCGGGGAGGAGTGACGCTGGCCCGCAAGTGGATCGGCTCGCCCAACTATTCGAGCCGGGGCGGCAGCGCCGTCCGGCTGATCGTCCTCCACACGGCCGAGGGCTCGACCACGATCGAAAGTCTCGGCAACTACTTCGCCAATCCCAGCTCCCAGGTGTCCAGCCACACCGGCATCGACGACACGCCCGGCACCGTCGGCGAATTCGTACATAGAGACCAGAAGGCGTGGACGGCGGCCGACGCCAACCCGTACAGCGTCCAGACCGAGCTCTGCGCCTTCGCCGCCTGGACGCCGGCGCAGTGGGCGGCGCATCCCAACATGCTCGACAACTGCGCCAAGTGGATCGCCGAGGAGGCGGCCGCGTTCAGCATTCCCATAGTTCGGCTCAACGCCACCCAGGCCCAGGACGGGCGCAGCCGCGGCGTCTGCCAGCACGTCGACCTCGGCTCGGCCGGTGGCGGGCACTGGGACTGTGGCGGCGGGTTCCCCATGGACCAGGTCATAACCCAGGCGGTGCACGGGTCCTCGGCCCCGGCGCCCGAGGAGGACGATTCGATGCCCAAACAGTGGCTTTTACAAGACGGCGACAGCGGCGGGTACTGGCAGCTCTACGAGGACGGCGGCATCGCGGCTTATGACGGGGCGCCGTATCTCGGCGGCGTGAACAATCACCAGTACAACGCCGCCGGCTGGCCGGTGGCCGGCCTGGCCCAGTTCAGCGACCGCCACGGCGAGGGCTATTGCATCACCCTCGACGCCGGCAAGGCGGGCGGCGACCGGTTCCGGCGTTACCGCTTCCCGCGGGACGCCTCGGCCCGGGTCTAGGTGGCCTGGATCGGGCCCGATGGCCAGGCGGTGCACTTCGGCCCGGTGCGCCGGCTCGTCACGTTCCTGCTCGGCGTGGCCGTCATCATCGACGCCCTCACGGCCCCGCAGAATGTCATCGGCGAGCTCGTCGTGGGCATGGTGCTGATCGGCCTCGTGCCGATCGACGAATACATCGGCGTACTCAACACGAGGCGCCGAGCTCGACCGGCCCCGGGCTCGGATCCGGGCACGACCTACGGCGGGCCCCGGGGCTGACCCCCGGCGGCGCCTAAGGCGGGGCGACCGCCGGGGGCGGCCCACACTGCCAGTGCAAGGGACCGCGGGACCGGGCAGGGCCCTGAATGTCGGTGGCGCGCCGGGCCCGTCGCGGGCAGACTGCCAAGAGGTGCCCGCCGTCCGGCGTGCGCCTTCGCCAAGTGACCAGGGCGGGCACTACGGGGGCATTATGGGTACCCCCCCAGGCCCGCCCTGGTCCGCGCCATTGTCTGCCCGGGGACCGCTCCCCGGAAACCCCCGTATGACGAATTTGTTACTGAATCAATGCCACCTTCGGATAGGACCGTCGCATCATGCGACCACCCGAAGTTGGGTACGCCGGCGGGGCTTGTCATCCGGGGGGATGGGCTCGGGGGCGCCGTAGTCACGGCCGGCCATGGCGGCCCGCATACGGTCGAGGTTCGAGTGGCGCAGGTAGATGGCCGTCGTGGCGAGGTGCTGGTGGCCCAGCATCTCCTGCACCGTGCGGAGGTCTTTCGAGAGCTCGTAAACGTCCGAGGCGCAGGTGTGGCGCAGGGCATGGCCCGAGCGCCCGTCGTAGGGGCCGGCCTTGATCCCGGCCTTGGCCATCCAGGCCGACACCAGCTTCACGACGGCCGACGGGTTCAGGGCCTGGCCCCGCGGCGGGCGCTGGGATCCGATGAGGATGCCGGCGTGGCGGCCCCGGTCGGTCAGGTACTTGTCGAGGTGCACGGCGACCTCGTCGGGCACCGGCACCATGCGCTCGTGGCCGCCCTTGCCCCGGACGAACAGGGTCTGGCCGTCCTGGTCCCAGTCGGCCAGCTCCAGCGTCGCCACCTCGGCCGCCCGCAGCCCGCACCCGAGCATGAGCATGACCACGGCCCAGGCCCGCTGATCGGGCAGGACTTCGAGCAGGGCGCGCACCTGGGCCCGGGTGAGCGCCCGGGGCACCCGGCGCGGTTCACGCACCCGGGGCACCCGGGTGCACGGGTCGGCGGCCAGGTGGCCCTCATCCACCATCCAGGCCGTGAAGCCCTTTACGGTGGACAGGTAGGCCCGCCGGGACGCCGGGGCCAACTGGAGCGAACCTAGCCACCTCTCGATGCCCGCCCGGGTGAGGTCCGTCACCTTCGGGCAGACGGCGACCAGCGTGGCGAGGCGGGACCTGTGAAGGCCGGCCGACTTAGCGCCAATCTCGGCGCGCGCCGATCGCCCTTCCAGGTAGGTGGATACCCGGGCGGCCGTGGTCATCGTTTTCGATGCATTGCGGCGGGTACCGGTGGTCACAGTCTGCGCCCAGACTGGGAGAACCCTGGGAACACGGCCGTGACGGGCAACCTGTCACATGATTGCCACAGATACCGTCGAGAACGCCCAGGTGGCCTGGGCATATACCACATGGTATATGCGCACTGGCCCTTGACCAGGGGCGATGTGAAGGGTTCGGAGGGCATCGTTTGTGACCGCGGACGCTTGCCCGTTACGGGTCGATGTCCGGGCGGCACCCAAGTGTAAATCCAGACCGTTCGCGGGCGGTGTCACCGTTGACTTGTGCGCCCCGTTCGTCAGAGTGGGCAGTCATGCCCGACACTGCTGACGAACTACTGACGGTCGACGAGGCCCTCGCCGAGTTCCCCTATTCGCGCCGCACGATCGAGCGCTGGATTGCCATCGGACTACTGCAGACGGTGCAGCCCTACGTTCGCACCCAGCGCTACGTGCTGCGCTCGCAGCTGGAGCAGGTCAAGTCCTCGGCGTCGTGAGCGACGTTCCGAATATCAGCGCCGTCTACCCGCTCGCCTGGCTGGATCCGGCTATGCGGTGCTCGGTCTGTGGCGACTTGGCTCGCTATAGCGATGTCTGGGGCGACGAGCTCTACTGCTCCCAGGTCTGCCGCGATCGGCACTGGGAAGGATCGTGAGCACGGCCGAGGTCGTCCCCGTCGGCCCTGGCGCGCTCGTCGTCCCGGTCGCCCCGCTGGCCGACATCGTCGAGGCCGTGCGCCAGTACGAGGAGACGGCCGGCGCCATCCTGCGCCCGGGTGACTGGCAGCGCGCCGCCGACGGCCGGTTCGTCGTCCGCTCGGGCTGGCGCCGCCTGGCGCTGGCCTTCGGGTTCACCGACGAGCTCGCCACCCGTGATGTCGAGTACACCGAGGCGGGCGACATACGCCGGGTAACGACGGTGGTCCGGGTCGTCGCCCCTAACGGCCGGGCGTCCACCGGCGTCGGCGTCTGCTCGCTGACCGAGAAATGCTGCGACGGCCCACCAGACTGCCGGCGCCGCCATGCCCACTGTGAGCCCGGCTGCCGGGCCCGGCGCCACTGGACGGCGCCCGACCACACGATCTCGGCCACCAGCTACACCCGGGCGCTCTCGCGGGCCATCGCCGACCTCGTGGCCGGTGCGCCGCCCGAGGACGACGACGACGGCACGGGCCCGTTCAGTGGCCACGACACCTACGAGCCGGCGGCGCGTATGCGGGCGCCAACGCCAACGCCCATCGAGGCCGACCCGGCCACGGGCGAGGTCCTGGGCAAGGTGTCGTCCGACGAGATCCTCGACCGGATGCGGGCCCTGTCCAACGAGGACCAGGCCGGCCTCTCGGCCTACTTGGAGCACGCCGGGATCCCGACGCCGCCCCGCTCGCCCGTTCAGTTCCGCAAGGTGGCCCGGTGGCTGGAGGCGAACGACCGGGACAGCCGGTGAACCGCGACGAGGCCGAGGAGTACACGGCGGCGCTCGGGCAGATCGGCGGCGGCCTTTGGCGACAGATCCTCTGGGCACAGCAGCAGGGGGTTCCGGCCGCGCTGGGCCTGTCGCTGCGCGAGTGGGTGGACGGGAGCCTCGGCGGCTACGTGCGCATGGCAGTCGAGGAACGCCGGCGCGTCGTGGCCGAGCTGACCGACGAGGGCATGTCGTTGCGACAGGTGGCCGACGTGGTGGGCGTCAGCAAGTCGCAGGTGTTCGAGGACTTGTCCACTTCTGGACAGTCGGGCGACGACGAGCAGGGCGACGAGGCCAGCCGGTGTCCAGAAGTGGACATCCTCCCAGACCCAGACGCGGACCGCTCCGAGCAGGTGGCCGAACTGGCTCGCCAAGGTGGCCCCGAGCCGGTTTCAGCGCCGCCGCTGCCGGTCGGACGGTATGCGTGCCTCGTCATCGACCCGCCGTGGCCCATGCGCAAGATCGAACGCGAGACCCGGCCGTGGCAGGGAACCGAGCTCGACTACCCCGTCATGACGGTCGAACAGATCGGCGACCTGGCGAAGGACATTGACACTCTCGCCGAGGCCGACGCCCACCTGTACCTCTGGGTGACACACCGGTTCATGCCCGACGGCCTGGCACTGCTCAAGCGGTGGGGCTTCAAGTACCAGTGCCTCATGACCTGGAACAAGAACACCGGGATCGTGCCCTACTCATGGATGTATGACACCGAGCACGTGCTCTTTGCCACCCGGGGGGCGCTCAAGGTCGCCCGCCGGGGACTGCGGCTCTCGTTTGACGAGCCGGTCGCCGGCCACAGCATAAAACCCGAGGTGTTCTACGACCGGGTACGCCTGGCCTCGCCGGGCCCTCGGCTCGATATGTTCGCCCGCCAGACCCGTGAGGGGTTCGACACCTGGGGCGCCGAGATCGGGGCGGCGTGATGGCGTTCGCCGAAGACTTCGAATTCAGCGACCGATTCCGCCAGCACTTGTGCGAGATCGCAAAGAACGTGTTCCGGCCCCAGGTCGCGCCGCAGATGGACGACTGGCAGCGAAACACCGACTTTCTGCTGAGTGTGGACGTTCCGCACCGGGACGGCCTTATCCGGATCTCAGCGCGATGCCGGCGCCGCAAGTACATCGGCCGTTACGGCGCAAAGGATTTCACCGTCCGCTACCGGCGGCCGAGCGGCGTCGCCACGGAAATGGTCAAGATGCTGAACGGCTGGGGAGATCTGTTCGTCTATGGGTTTGAGGCCGCCGACGGATCGGACCGCCTGTTCCCATATTTCGTCGGGAATACCCAGTTACTCCGGCAGTCGATCCGTGACGGCTGCGGGCCGTGGGCAATCCGGACCAACAAGGACGGCAGCTCGTCTATGGCCGTCTTCCGGCTAATGGACATGCCGCTCGGGTTCGTCCTCTACAGCGAAGGGATCACCATCGACGACGAGGACATCTGGTTCCAGTGCCCTGGCTGCTACACGCGACGAGGAATGCCACTCGACGACCGAGGACAGGCGGGGGACGGTTTCGAGCGCCGCTGCCTGTTCTGCGGGCATGAATGGCGATCGGCTCGCTCTGGCCACCTCTTCAAGCCCGGCGCCTCGGCCCTGCCGCCGAATCGCCTTGGGATCGAGTCCAACTGACGCTCATGAGTCTCCGAGCCACCCAGCACGTCTGGTCGCTGCGTGACGAGGGCAAGATCCCCGGTGGCGCCCGCCTGGTCGTCCTCCTGGCCGTGGCCGACTCGGCCCGGTCCAACACGAACATGGCCCGGGCGTCCCAGCGCCAGCTCGCCGAGCTCTGCGGTGTCCACACGATGACCGTGGCCCGGGCCCTCGACGACGGCTACCGGGCCGGCGCCCTCGCCGTCGTCTATCGCAGTCGGGGCAGTGGCCCGAGCGTCTTCCTCTGCCCGCCCGGCCCTGTGGATAACTCAGCCGAGCCCGAACCGAACTGCGCGACTGAGTCGCGCAGCGATGCGCGCAGCCTGCGCGACTCACGCGCGCAGTACCGCGCGACTGACGCGCGCAATCCCAGGAACGGGAATTACCAGGAGGCGAAAAGTTCGCCGCCGGCTGTCCCCAGGGGGCCAGCGGCGAACCGTTCGCCGGCCACCGAGCGCACCCCGTACGGGCCCAAGGTCGCCCCCGCCGATTGGGACGCCAACGCGGCCGCTTGGCTGGCGACACTGCCCCCCGACGCCGACGACTACGACGCCCGGGAGTCGGCGACCCTGTCGTGGCCCCATGACCCCGACATGCGGGCCCACGCCCTCGATGTCTGGGCGA